GATTACGAGAATCACGCAATCAATGATTGGACTGGTAATTCTGGACAGTATGAATGCTCTTCTGGGTGCGGTGGTTGGGATTGTGGTTATATGTTTTGTCAATGCACTTTTTGTGGTTGCTTTGGATATGAGTTTAACGGAAGGTCGGCAAGGATAGATTGTTGTGATGAGAATAATGATTTTAACGATAAAAGATATAATGCCGATGCTTCGATAATTATGAAGGCTCTCGAAGAGGCAAGAATTTTTAGGTTCTGGAAATGACCCCCGCACAACGGCAAGCTGAAGAGATCGTAGGTCAAGTGGATTGGCAGTCCGAGAACCACGGGCTGTGCAAGTGTCCAGGCGAGGCTGCGCACACCAGCCACACTCGCATCCGAGACACAACGGTGTTCGTGGACGGCGCGCCGACTATCTTTTGCTGGCATACTTCCTGCACGCCGTATCGTGATGAAGCTAACCGCAAGTTGCGCCGAGCTATATCCAGCGATGTTCTTTACAAGCCAATAAACATTATGTCGGGTGGCACAGCCGTACCAAAGCTGGTAATCAAGAAAGACCCGCACTCCGAGGTGTTGGATAGGATTAAGACGATTGCTGAATCCAACAAGCAAAGATACTTGACTCACTACACTTGGGACCCAGCGGATATGTACGAGGAAAGTCCGACCCAGCTTGGCGATCCAGCGCAGGACTATCAGTTGTTCTTATCGTTGTTCAACGCTGTCGATAACATCTGGATAGGCAACGTCACGGACAGCGGTAAGCATCCACAGAACTTCCGCACCGCTTACGAGTGGAAGAAGCTGGATGAGCCGATTGGACAGTACACAACTGGCGCGAGCTATAAGCAGGGTACAGTCAGCCGATCCAACGATACGGTTGAGCATAGGGTGTTCTTGGTTGTCGAGTCGGATGTGCTGACTAAGCCAGAGATGGGCGCGGTGTTCCAATTGATGCGCGATTTATTCAGCATGAAACTACACGCCGTTGTTAATACTGGCGGAAAGAGCTTGCATGGTTGGTTTGAGATGCCACCTAAGAACGAATGGGTGGAACAATTAAAAGCTTTTCTTATTCCGTTAGGCTGTGATCCTGCAACATTCAAACCCAGTCAACCCGTTAGGATTCCTGGGGCAAAGAGAGAAGACAAAATGCAAAGCCTATTATGGTTTTGCAAAGGAGGAAAATGATAGAGCCAGCAGTAGCACTTGGTATCAAACCGAAGACGGACGAGTGGCCGCCGATCAAATCTTATGCACAACTTGTTAAGGAAGACTTGCCCGCACCAGAGACGTTAATTGAGGGAATGCTGCACAGAGGCGGGAAGATGTTGCTGGGTGGAGGAAGCAAGGCGTTTAAGAGTTGGTCACTCATCGACCTAGCCCTTTCGTTACACGCTGGCGTGCCTTGGTGGGGTCAGCAGTGCAAGATGTCGCGGGTGTTGTTTATTAATTTCGAGATCCAAGAGTGGTCGTTCCGCAATCGTTTAGCCGATGTTATCAAAGCCAAGGGATTAGAAGACAAGGCCGATGACTTTGATGTGTGGACGCTAAGAGGTCACGCTGCCGACTTAACTCTCATCCGTCCTATGATCGAGAAACAGATTGAAGGCAAGGGCTACCAAGCCATCATCCTTGACCCAAACTATATGCTCATGGGAGAGAGAGATGAGAACAGCGCGGGCGATATGTCATCATTGATGAATGAGTTTGAGTACCTAGCCACGCGCCACAATCTATCGATCATCCTGTCACATCACTTCAGCAAGGGTAACAAGTCGGGTGCAGAGTCGATTGACCGCTTCAGTGGGTCGGGCGTGTTCGCCCGTAATCCAGATACCTTGGTCGTTCTGACTGCCCACGAGGAGGATGAGAAGACTTACACTTGTGACATCACACTGCGTAACTTCCCGCCAGTAGATAGCTTTGTCGTTCAGTGGCATTACCCGCTGTTCCAAGCCAACTTTGCGCTCAACCCCGACAAGCTAAAGAAACCAGGCGCACACAAGGCGGTTGACGATAAAAGGTTCTTAACTGAGATGGGTAGCAAGCAGTGGCAAGCGGGTGATTTATGTCGTCATATCATTGAAAAGTTGGAAGTATCGGAAAGTACGTTTTATAGGTATCTAAAACGCCTTCATAAGGCTAACAAGATATTGTCTGACAGCGGCTTGTATATCGCCAATCAGACCGCTTTCTAATCCACTTTCAACCCACTATCATTTATAGAGCAGTCAGACTCCTTATATATATAAGGAATAATTCGCGAAGGAAAAGTAGGAACAGGACTCCTTAGTCCGTCCTGTCCCTACTACGCTACGCTATTTCCGTAGCGTTCTCCTAAATGAACAAACAGGGCTGGCTGGGCTGGGCTGGGCTGGCTCGCACACGCTCGCACCTGCTGAGGAACGAAGTTGGTTATCAGGTGGTGGGTGTGGTACAATCGTGGAATGAACAACAGTAAGCCAGGTCTATACGCCAACATTAACGCCCGCCGTAAGGCTGGCACTAGCCGCCCTAAATCTAAAAGCACCATCAGCCCCAAGGTGTGGCGCATGATGAAAGCCAAGAAGGGCGGGTTTGAACCACGATAGGGATCAGTTGAAGGTAGCGCACAAGTTCATTGGCCTGCTTCAACGTGAGAACGCCCAGTTGCATGGCGTGCTACGCCTGCTAGGCCAATTGGTAGACGATATGAATGCCAACTGCTCCTTTGAGGTCTTCGAGGCACAATGGAATGGGCTGACAGAGCAGGTCAAGAGGCTGTCAGGCTTCTTTGAGAGCCACCAGAAGGCACTACAGTCGCTCCACGATGCTTGCCCTGAGGTTTGGGATACCGATGAGGTAGATGATGAATCCTAGAGAACTGCCTTGCAACAGCCCAAGGCGTACACCTGGTGAGGCGCGTAAATTCGTAGTCCGCGCTTGTAAGGACGGGCAAAGCAAGGTTATTCGTTACGGCGACCCCAAGATGACAATCAAGAAGAGCAATCCAGAGCGCCGCAGGAGCTTCAGAGCTAGGCACGGGTGTGACAGCAAGCCACCAAGCAAGCTAACCCCACGTTTCTGGAGCTGCCGAAATTGGTAGTTACATGAAAAGCAAAAAGGCCTTAAAATCGATTCCTTGCCCCCCAGAAGCCTCGCCACGGGGTCGGGATAGGCAAAATGGTAAAAGATGCGGAACTAAAACAAAACCCCAAGAATCGAGTTTAAACGTCAAGTTCAAAGTTGAACAGCTAGAACTTGGCAACAAGGCGTGCTGCTGTTTTATAGGTAAATAGATTATGCTAAACGAAAAGGCTCATGATTATATCGCCAACACTGGAACAGTAGGCGCAATAAACGAACTCTATGTTTCAAGCGATTTAATGGCAAAAGGTTTGAGTGTATTCAGAGCCTTGAGTCCGTCATGCAGGTGCGATCTAATAGTTATGCTTAACAATGGCGAACTGAAAAGAGTTGAAGTTAAAACTGGTCATATAACTGGAAGCAAAACAGGAGACATAAAAATAAGACATTCTGCATGTGCTCATAGTGACTTTGATTGGCTTGCAATAGTGCTTGGGAATCCCACCAGGTCGGGATCTATTTATTACATCGACTCAAATGGCGAAAGCATATTTCCAGAGCAGAATACAGATAACGTAGTCCTTTACATTGCCAAAAAATAGCTAGACTGCCGTTTATAGCACCCTTATAGGGCTGTTCTACATACCCCTTATAGGGCTAACGCTCCCGCGAAAGGCTACGCTACCGCTTGGATGCCTGCGCTTCCGTTTGACGCTCCCGCCGAAACCTATCCCAACGCTCCCGCTGAGACTTACTAACCTTGGCGTAATGCTCCCGCGAAAGCTTGCGAGCTTTGCAAGATCCCTTGACGCTCCCGCCTTTCTTACCTAAGCGCGAAAGGTAGGCTTTTATGATTTCGTCTTCTGTCATATTTTTATTTACTCCTTATAGGTGGCTATGCTTCCGTTTGTAAAGACGGAATGCCTGCGCTGCCGTTTGTAGGCAAGCGCGAAAGCCGTTGGGGTTTGAACCCTTGGCGCGGATATTAAAACTATTCTTCCACCCATTCCCAACTAGATTCTTTTGTAGGCGACAAGCTGTAGCACTTGTCACAGCAATATTCTCGCCGTGTTCTGCCATGCCATGAAGCATCGTCGCTTCCGCAGTCACAAGGCACCAAAACATTGCATGATTCTTTTGGTGGTTCCATTTTAATTCCTCTTTCTTTCTTTCATTCGCGCAATCACTAGGACTGCGCTGCCGTTTGTAGAATGTTTGAACCTATCGGGTCAATCCATCCTTTGCTCTCCCCGTGCTAAAGGGAGAGACAAGGCGGGACTTACTTGCGCTTATTCTTAGGCCATATCAGCACTACAAAGCCCAAAAGCAAACAGCCATGGAGCATTCCCAAGGCGTATATTTGAGGGGAATTCAATTGCCTACCTCCTTTCTAATTACTGCGGTCCATTCCATGCCTTCGCGGATTGACCAACGCAGCGCACTTCTCCAGGTCAAAAAACGTGCTTGGAATTGCCCGATGGAATTATAAACGACATAAACAGTTTTCATGCCTTTACCTCCCCATGATCCACAAGGTGGAAAACGGTATGGCAATCGTGGCAACGCAAATAAACCTTCCAACCTAGCGTACCAAGGCACACAAGATCAGAGTTTCTACACGTTGGGCAGGGTTGCGGGTTGTCGTTTATCTCCTCCTGGTACTCTTCGCGCGTCATGCTTCACCCCTTGCCATTGCTAATACTTTCTTTTTTGATCCACCGTGGGGAATGAATCCCACGATGACGGAACGATTAGCACGGGAGCAGAGTCTACACGTCGCGCACGTCACGCCATCGCGCGTTTGCGCAGGACATACGACAACCTTTCTCCCTTGTGGGGTTGTCACGTTTTCACCGTCCATCGTGGGAAGAATCGTGACAACGGGACCAACGCCAAGCGCGGCAAGTTCATCCGCATGGCTCAAACCGTTTGCGGATAAATTGACCGTAAACCCGCTACGGTTTGCGGCTTTAATCGCTTCACGGTTTGACCTTGTCGGGCCATCCTGCCGCTCTAATACGGGTTTATGGGTGTAGGTAAACCCATTCCTGCCCGTGTTAGCCTTGGCAAGTTGACCAAGTAGCACACCGTTGACCGTGTTATTATCTCCAGGCAAATCTCCAACCTGGTTGTGCCGCCATAATTGACCGACGGGAAGGCGTGCGATTGACTCGCAGAATCCGTCCCACGTTGTCCCACGGTCCGCACCGTCAACTTTATTCCAATGCCATGACAACGGGCCGCCTTCGCCGTAGCAACCTTTCCCACCGTTTGCCTTTTTGAGCGGGCAAGCGTCGGGGCAAGTATTGCGGCCCGACGTTGAAACGGGAATCTTGCCCGTCTTTACGTTGCCGCTTTTCTTCGACAAGTGAACGATAGGTGGAGCGTTGCGGATCATGAGCGGCTCCAGGTCCTAGGCTCAACTTGCGTCTTCCAATTGCTTCCACCGTCAAACGCGACTAGCACGCGATGATTCCAGGCATTTGCCTTTACCCATTCCATGACATTCGAAGCATGATAGGAGGTTGTCATATCGTTCAGGAATGATTCCAACCTGCTTTCATGGATTCTTCCAAAAATCCGACAATCAATTATCTCTTTAGTTTTCCAGTCTTTAATCAATATTTTTACCGTAGTACTTCCAGGGAAGTAAGCATTCTCGCTAATCTTCGCCTGAATAATACCGCCCGTGCAGCATTCGCCTATCTTCCATGTTTTCGTCTTGTTCATAGTGTGTAGTGTCCTTTCTTTAGTTTTTGCTGAAGTAGTTTACCGCCATGAATAGAACGCATGGCGAGAGGAATAGAATTGCCAAGGTAAGGTCAATCATTTTGCAACCTCTTCACCTTGGAAAGCTCGCTTATTCGTTTCTATGATTTCGGCGAGAATGCCTTTCGATTCTTTAGTTTCCTGCCAATATGAGTGTTTCCGCAGCTCATCGTTGTTCAATCGTTTCCAGTTCTTCTTCCCGTCTTTGGATTGTTCTATAACTACTGCTTCATAATCAAACCAAACTTTATATGTCCCGTTGTCATAGTTTTCGCAATCCAAGTGTTTGAGGATTCCAACTCCTACGCTGAGAGTTCCGCCGAAGAAGTTTCCGATGATCTGCGCGAGCCTTGCGGTTGCATAGGTTTCATCGTGAAGACGAACGCCGAAATGCTTTGCAGCCTCAGCAAACGCTAAGACTGATTCCGCACCGCCGTTCCAGTGGAGATATATTCCTACTGAGTTTTGGGTTGGTTTCTTTGCTAGTGTGATGACTGCTCTATTTCCCATGTTGTGTATCCTTTCTTTTTCTTTTATGCCTTGGGAGTTCCTAGCGGATTCTCCCTCGACAAGTGGCAATCTAATACAAGCGGTTTGACTCATCAATACTTTCTTTTCGTCAAAACTATGTTAGAAGTTTTCCTAATGGATGAAGAGAGCGCACCTCCAAGCGCACCTATCGAAAAGGCTAAGAACGGGCGCGAGATATTTTCAGATAAGATAGCGGAAGAGATAGTGGCAGCTTGTGGCAGTGGATTTACTTTAGAGAAAGCGGGCGCACTTGTGGGAGTGAATGCGAACACGATTAAAACGTGGGCAAGCAGAAAGCCCGAGTTTGCCCGTAGAGTGGAAACCGCCAGAAAAAAGCACGAACTATCCTTACTGCGTGACATAGAGCTGGCAGGCCAAAAGAGTTGGCAGGCAAAAGCTTGGCTCGCTGAGCGCGTTTACAATCACGCAATCCCGTCCGCGCGACTCCAAGTCAGTCAAGACGTTACGCATGGGATAAGCGGAAACTTGGCCTCACTTCTCGCGGGCATCGCGGGCAGAAAGAAGGAGAAGAAAGCGGAAGTTATCAATATAGAACCACCCAAAAACAAAGTTGATACAATATTTTATTGTGCGACTTCTGCTGGTGATGCCATTGATACTACAAGCACTTGTGCCGAAATTTCAAAGCCAATTATCTCACCACATAAGCAAACTTTGCCTAAGCCTCGTCACAAGCGAATGAAACTACGCAAGCCTAGAGCCGAGTCACTAGCCAAGTATCCGCCCACCACCACGCCACCCGCCGATCCCCCAGCCACCATTTAATACACATAAACCCCCCCAAATTATTCTGGCTCAAAACAAAAAGAGGTCTTAAACATCACCAATGCCAAAGCCTCCCAAGCGTAGTCAAGAAGAGATACTCGAAGACCTCTCTAAACCCTCCGCATTCGCATCTAATGTATTGGGCATCAATCTTTATGACTGGCAAAGGAAGGTATTACGCGATTTAGAGCCTAGAGACTGTCGCGTAGCCCTGCGTGCAGCCAACGGCTCTGGCAAGACCAGCACCGTCATTTCGGCTATTTTGATATGGCACGCGCTCGTTTACCCGCGCTCAATTGCTGTAACCACGGCAGGCGTTTTCCGCCAAGTCGAAAGCCAACTCTGGCCTAGCCTGCGCAATCATATTGCCAAGCTTGGTGGTGCGTGGGAGGTCACATCTGGCGAGATCCGCTACCTCCACCCCAACGGCAACACATCACGCATTATCGGCTATTCAGCGACTGATCCTGGGCGTGCTGAAGGCTGGCACGCTGAAGACCACGAATACCATCCGTTGCTAATGGTGGTGGACGAAGCCAAGACCGTAGCCGACCCGCTGTTCGAGGCCATCAGCCGATGTCAACCAACCCGCTTGCTAATCGCATCCAGCCCTGGCGGGACTAGCGGTGCGTTCTATCGAGCGTTTACCAAGGAAGCCAATATGTGGCAGAAGCACGCCGTCACAGCGTTTGACTGTCCGCACATAACCCAGACTCAGATTGATGAGGTAATCCAGCGTTACGGCGAGAAGCACCCTCTGACCCGATCCATGATCTACGGCGAGTTTGTTGACATAGGGCTGGAAAGCCTAGTTATCAGCCTCACCCAGCTACAGAACTGCTACAACACGCCACCTAGATTCAAGCCAGGTGTACGCATAGCAGGCGTTGACTTTGCAGCGGGTGGCGATCAGAACGTGATCTGCATAAGTGATGGCAACAAGATTCTGCCTATGATTGCTTGGCGTGAGAAAGACACGATGGCAGCCGTAGGTAGGTTTATAGTCGAGTTTAAGAAAGCTGGGCTGGAAGCAAACAACATCTACGCTGACGCAAGCGGTATGGGGATGGTTATGTGCGATGCCTTGGCCGAGTCTGGCTGGGTAGTCAATCGCGTGAACTTTGGGGCTACGGCATACGACAACAACGCCTACACCAATCGGTCTGCTGAGATGTGGTATGGGATGGCAAAGAAGATTGAGGATGCTGAGATCATATTGCCAGAGGATGAGGACTTGACGGCGCAGTTGACTTGCAGGCGTACAATCACCAATAGCAAGGGTAAGCTTGGCGTGGAGTCTAAAGACTCAATGCGTGCCAGAGGCATAGCCTCACCAGATAGGGCTGACGCGCTGGCCTTGTGCCTCAGTAGTACAAATATGGGTCTTGACTTGACATTTCAGATAGAGCGTCCAACTTGGAAGTCACTTCAAGAAATGATGGTATCCCACGATCCCGTCATGTCTGGATTTGACGCAGGAGGATAAACACTATGAATATCTGGAATTGGATTACTTTAAATTGGCAAGAGATCGTAGCCGCTGTTGGTGGCATCGTTCTCGCTGCTCGCATCATTGTTAAACTCACACCGACCCCAGCGGACGATACGTTCTTGGAAAAGATCGTAAACTTCCTAAAGACAGTCGGACTGAATATTAAATAATCTTTTGTGCTGCGTGCAATCCTTGAGATCATCGCAGCCGTGTTTCGCATCATTCCAGGTTGGAAAGAGAAGCGGACACAAAACCTCGAAACCGATTGGCGCAAGAATCGCGAGGCTATTGAGCGTGATCTGCGTAGTGAGTCTTGGTGGTTGCGCAACAACGACACCAGTAACCCACACAACGGGAATAGTTGAAGAGTTGATGAAAGATAAAAATTACAGCGAGGTTCGCAAAAGCACACCAGCCGTTAAGGAATGGTCAAGGAAAGCTTTGAATGCGGTCAACGATCTTTCATACGAACTTAAAGTGGAGCGCAACAAATGAACGCTAAAGATACCGCAAGAACAGAATATTACACCAGAATCATCGAGGCTCTTAACCAGCGCGAGACTTGGGAGAACCGCCAGCGGTTGTTCTATCAAGCACGCTACTTTGGTGTACGCCGCAAGGTCAAGCCTTGGCCTACAGCCGCCGACCTTCACGTTCAGTTGATCGACACAGCGATTGAGAAGTTAAAGCCTTCATTCGTCAACAGCGCGATTGGCAACGACATCCTTTCCAGCTTCGTCCCGATGCGCCAGCAGTTAGCTCCGCTGACAGTCTCAGCCGAGCGTTGGTTTGATTACCAGATGCGCGAGCGCACCAACTTCCAGAAAGAGATTGTTTCCGTAATTGATAACTTGCTTCTATACGGGCGTGGCGTGTCAAAGGTGGTCTGGAACGAGGACAAGAAGCGCATTGACTTTGAGGCAATTGATCCCTTCCATATTATTGTTCCTTCCTATACCAAGGAGTTCAAAGATGCAGATTTCATCGTTCACATCATCTCAACGAGTGTCGATTCCTATAAGGCAAATCCCTTGTACAAGCAGGATGAGGACTTTATCAAAACAATTTCGGGTAAAGCCTCCAAATCAGTGGGCTTACGAAGTGAGATTCAAGACGAGATTTACAGGCGTGAGGGAATTACTCAAGAAGCTGAGAATGACCGTATTGTCCTTTGGGAGATGTACACCCCGTCCGAAGACGGATGGAAGGTTGAAACTTATAGTCCGCTTGTTTTAACTGAAGATGTACGCAAACCTTTCACATTGCCCTATCGTCACGGTGAACCACCTTTCGTAGATTTCCCTTATGAAGTTACTGGTGGCGGTTGGTACAGTCCACGAGGTGTGGCCGAGATCCTCCTCCCGAATGAGAACCTCCTCAATAAATTAAAAAATAGTCTCTCTGACTATGTGGAGCTTGCCAACCGCCCAGTTTTCGAAGCACAGAATCCGATCTCGCTAAACACATCGAACTTGAAGATGCAGCCTGGGCAGATTCTGCCACAAGGCTTGAAACCTGTTCAGTTTAGCCAGCCTCCATTTGACTTCCAGAAACTGATGCTCGAAGAGCGTCTGCTTTCCGAACAGCGGATGGGCAACCCAGACTTCGGTGCTGGGTCGCAGTTCCAGGTTTCGGATCGCAAGACTGCTACCGAGATTCAAGCGTTGCAGTCGCAGGCAGCGGCATCTGGTGATTTACGCAATCGTATGTTCCGAATGGGTCTAGCCCATCTTTTCAAGCAGTGCTGGTCGCTTTACACGCAATACAACAAGAAAGACTTGATGTATCGCTATGCGGAAGAAACTGGATCGATGCCACCCGAAGGTATCCACGATGAGTATTCGATTGAGCCAAAGGGTGGACTTGACTTTATTAACCGCCAGTTTGCGTTGCAGAAGGCAGTCAGCCGTATGGCCATGTTCCAAAATAATCCTTTCGTCAACCAAGGCGAACTGGTAAAGTCAGTGCTTGAACAAGACGATCCCTCGCTGGTCCGCAGACTCTTCCAAGATCCAAACGCAGCCTCTGGCGATCAAGCTGAAGATCAAGCGACTGAAATCGCGACTATGCTTGCAACTGGATTCCC